ACCCATAATAAGTAAAATCAGATTTAAAGAAAATTCGGCGAAACGCTCTATTACAGGGGGAACACATTTCCCCCTAACCCCCTTTGTTCTTTAAATCTTTTTTCTATTTTCATTTTACAATATTCAATTATATTTCTCCGATACATAATTATACGACATTATCGGCAATATTGCAAGAATAAATATGTTGTTTTATATCATATTTTTGCCGATAAAGCAAAAAAATAAAGGCGCCTTTTTGGCGCCTTCCTTATCTTAAATTGTGGTTTTTTAAAAACTGGTTAATTGCATGAATTTATACCATTAACTTGTTTACAATATCATTTGCTATATTTCATTTAATAAAAAATCTTCAAGACAAATCGTAATTATTCCTTTTTCATCTCTTCTTGGCTGCAAATAATTTCTTACAATAATAACTTTTTTGAAAGAATTATCTAGAAGATTTAAAGCTTTAGTTTCTTGTTCTCTTTTTTCTTTTGAAGGAATATTATAAGCAGCTTGAATAAAGATTCTATTATTTCCTATATTAGCTACAAAATCAACTTCTAATTGCTTATTTGTTGCATTTAGATGTGGAAGATACCGCTATTAATTCTTTTAAATATTTATCTCTATTTATTCTCATTTAAGCCTCCTGTTGAACTTTTTTACAATTAATTATATTTTTGTTCAATAGATTTTATTTTGTACAACGCTTAAACATGTTAACTAATCTTTATATCTATTCTTTGAATAGTGGCGTAGACTAACACTAACATCAGTGCTATTCGAAATGCGAAAAATTTTTAAACTAGATTTTAAATTTGTCAGTATTATTAGGGGGAAGACATTTCTCCCTATCCCCCATTGGTGAAATTAACTTTGTCTTTTTTGGTGAATTTAACATTGACTTTAATACCTCACAATCTATTAGATTATGAGTGTAGTTTAACACAAGGGGTGGTCAATTTCAAATTGCTGTTTTCTTTAAAATCTGGTCAATTTCAGTTTACTATAAACATCGATTTTATGTTTTTTCATGATTACATTTTAAATTACTAGTAATATCTGTAAAAAACTCTTTGCTCCAAAGATCTAATTTTCTTTTATCTTTTATAAAAGCAACAACATCTTCTTTAGCATTGATATAATCAATACTAGTAAACTTTTTATTTAACATATCTTTTAATTTATCAATTGTTAATTCTTCTTTTTCATCAAAATGACCCGTTTGTACCATTCGGGCTTTGAGATGTTTTAAGTTAACTTTAGCATTCTTAGAAAGATAAAAAACATAATCGTATAAATCTCTTCCCTTTACTCTACTCTTCCATCCCCTACATAATACTGCATGGATTTTGCCGGCAAACAAAGAAGGCATGTCATAAAGTTTTACTTGATACGGATAAGGAAGTAATCTAAACTTATTTTCAAATGAGGCATAATCCGGTGGATTTACATCAATTTCAAACTTTATTTTAATTAGTTCTCTAGGATTTATATTTTTAAGATTATCCTCATTTTCATAAAAAGTAATAATCTGTTCTTTAGTTCCACCTTTTAAAAATGCCGATTTAATATTAGAATCTATTTCTTTTACTTTTTCTTCCACTTTAAAATTAAGTCCCAGTGAATTTGCTTCATTTTCGATATAAGAAAAATAATCGCTTAAATCAAATTGCTCATTTGGGGTTACAAGTGAAAAATCCAAATCTTCAGAAAATCTATCTAAACCGTAAAACATTCTTAAAGCTGTACCGCCACAAAAAACTGCATGATTAAAAAAGTTTGATCTTGCAAGACCTGATAAAGCTACCTCTTGAACTACTTCCTTTAGAGCATTCTTTTTATCTTCTAAATTATTTATCTCATAATTACTTAACATTTGTTTGATAATAGTCATTTAAAACCTACCACCCTTTATTATTTTTTCCAATAAATTTAAATTGGTTGATTTATATTTACTACTTATTTTTATAATAAAATCAAAATCAAGTTCTTTAAACATGTTTTCATCTATTCTTAAATCATTAAATAGTAAATACTTCAACTCTTCAAGATTTTTTACCGGCTTTAATGTGTATAATTTATCACACAAAGCTTTTTCAACGCTCGCTATTTGATAACTATAACCATTTTCGATCACGGTTTTGACCCCAAACCTAAAAACACCTTCAGGTATATCTCTATACAAATAATCGCCAAAATAGTTTGAATATTTTTTCTTTTTATTCTTTTTGAATGTTGCGGATGTATAAGTTCTATAAACACCTTCAGGTATCAATCCGTTTATAGATAATACGTAATCATAAGATAAATATGATGGGCCATAGATATAACCAGAAAGGTAATGTCCTGGGGTATTTTTATCACTTTCATATAGTCCTCTTTTAAGTTGGATTATCTTCTTGTCTCTCAAATCTCTTGAAATTTTACCCATAACATCAGAATAATTTTTATTAATTTTTATTAAATCTTGAGTCGTATATACCATAATTACCTCCAGTTAATTGTATTATATCACATTATTTGGAGGAAATAAAGGACTAAATTATTAATTTAAGTATTTTCTAACATGTAAAAAAAGATGCCTTATTTCAGACACCTTATTGCATAAACTCAATAGAGTTCAAATCCTATCATTGGAGGCTCCATTTATGTGAAAGGGACGTCCTTTTTTAACGGAAAATCGCTCAACTAGAAACTTTTGTCCATTTCGGGAAAATCTCGGTAAATGTGAGTAAATCTCGGAAAATCTCGGTAAATAATGTCACTTCTCTTAATTGGAAAAATATTGCCCGTTTGGGAAAATCTCGGTAAATCTCAGTAAATGTGGGTAAATGGTTACCCCTTTTTTTATACCCAAATTTTCATTTAAGTTCGTATCCGTTCACTCTGCTCGTTGTATCTATAAATTGGTTTTCACTAATTTTTAAGAAAATTAATAGTCGCTTCTATCTGGGTTGTAATAAACGAATTAACGTCACCATAGTTTTCTTTAATATAATCGATCGTTTCATCGTTTAACTCTTTTAATATTTCTGTCTTCGCTAATTGGAGTGCTTTTATCTGTGCTTCTCTATCAAAGATATTACTCTTCTTTAGAGCTTCAACATATGTCTGGAAAACACTACGAACTGCACGTTCAACAATCTCTGTAAGTCCGGTTAATATTCTTCTTGTTTTTTCATCCTTAATCTTGTGGTTTAGATACTGGATCAACCTTGTTCCAGCAAGTGTTATTAACGGAAGGACTACTGTTGTTACTGTAATACTAATAATTGAAATAATGATATCATTCATCTTTTTTTCCTCCTGGTCTTTTATTAATATGTTCATCTAATCTTTTGTGGGCAGATGATACGCTTTCTTCAACTCTTGCAAGTCTAGTTGAAAAGCCATCAAATTTTAACTCCGAATTATCAAGTCTTTTTTCAATTCTTTCGATACTTGATTTGATATAACCTAGGTCAGAAATGACTGTGCCTGATTCTCTGCCGATTTGTTTGTTATCAGTATTGGCGTTTCTTCTAAATGCAAGATAGCCAAACATGATAGAACTTATAGTTCCTAGTACGGATATAATTGTTAGTGCAATCTCAACTCCAGACATTAGCATTTCCTCCTTTTAATTTTTCTTTATATATTTTTAGATCACTTATAATGGCTTTAAATGTTTCAATATCATTTTCTAAGTTATCTTTCCAATTAGTTTTAAAGTTCATCATTTTTTGTTTTGTTAAATCACTTAACTCTAAACTATACTTGCCAGTTTCAACATAACTTTTTATCACTTCATGAATTCGATATAGATGATAATTTCTTTTCACCGATTCATTTTGATTTAAAAGATTATCCGTATAATACTCAACTACTGCATCAATAAAATTGGGGATAATTAATTTTATATCAGTATTCAATATCTCATTTACTTCGCTTTTAAAATTATTATCTAGATATATGAGATTGTTTCTTGCGTATATATAATCATCAACGAAAATCCTATTGTAGAGCGGAATTTCTTTGTTCATTTCAAGTCTTTTCTTGTAGTGATTTATTCCATATGCAAAGATATCTAGTTCATCAAAAGACATCTGAATTATACCTTCCATATCTTTTATAACTACTATCACATCTGTATCACTATTTTCATCAACCGTTTTATAAGCTTCACTTCCGCCATAGTACATAAACATGATTTCATTTTTATTAAATATACCTTTTACGTTCTCTATGATCTCATTCTTCAAATATTTCTTCTTCATTCACATCTTCCTCTGTTCCTACAACTTCAGCATCATCTTCTGCATCTTCAAAGCCAATTACATTTTGTTTTAACCATTCGTAGGCATACTCAATTACATTTGTATCCATAAATAATAAAAAGTCTTCTTTTGGCACTTCAATATCAACTTCTTCAAGTGGACTTAAGTTAACTCTTCTAGCTTCTTTGGTTAAGTATGAAGCTACGCATATTACTACTTGTTTATTTTTATAATTAATATTGATGTTTGTTATTCTGTGATAGACTGCATCAACTCCGTAGTTCGATGCTATTTGTTTAATTATTGCCATCTTTAAGGTCTCCTTTTATCCATATACTTTTGTGCCATTTATGGTCTCATTTGTTATTGCTACATTGTTTAAACTATTAGAGTTAACAGTAATACTATTTACAGTAATATTTCTAATCGGACTTCCACCAGTTACTGTAATTGCTTTTCTAGGTGTGCCGCTCTCTTTATAAAAAACTTGTACATAATAAGTTCCTGGGTTCACATCAGCAAATGAAACTGTCACTGCATATCCAGAATTTAAATCATAAAAATCATCATAAAATAAGGTTTTAATAAATATTCCACCAGTTAAGCTATCATATAAAGAAATGTTACAACCAGGAATACTAATTCCTGATCCACTTAAAGTGAAATTAATTATTAAAGGTATTCCACTTTTTTGTTCTACTGAAGTAGGTGAAATGCTATTAATTGTAAGTGAATAAGGCATCTAAACCACCAACCAAATCTTTTCTAAATAAATCGTTGTGTTGGTGTTTGTTGTCCAAGCAATCATTGAACTTGAAAAACTTCCAACCAAATGTTTAATATTACCGATTGTCATTTTGTTACTTGTTGCATTTGATACATAGGCTTTAAATGAGTGGGTCTTAAAATACTGTCCATCAAATGTACTCCAAGAATAAAGCCTGTCATAAGTTGCACTAACTGATGTTGTTGAGTTTGTTCCCATTCTGCCAAAAACAACATGTGTTTCATATGAATCAGTTCCAGTTGTTATTCTTACTTCAAATGCGAGCATTCTGTTATATAAGTTAATTGATTGATTTAATGTGATGTTATCTGCAGTAAGTGTTGTAGGTATTGTTCCAGTTCCTTCATAAATTAATGTGAAGCCACCCCCACCAATTTTTACGACTGATGATTGTCCTCTAATAAATAATTCATTATTACTATAGTTAAAAGCCATCTCACCTAAATTTGTAAGGTTAGATGTCGTTGGTGTTGTCGTTCCTCTTTTAACTTTAATAACGGCCATTAGTATGTTCCGCCATCAATAACAGCATTTGTTCCATAAACATGTTCTTTGCTTATTCCTAAATAGAACTTGACTCTAGGTTGTCCATAATCATTAGTTATTTCATGGAAAAAGTTAAGCCCACTTGCAATTGAAGCATTTTTAAATGTGTTTAGATCGGTATAGTTTGAGATTGTTGTACTTGGTGTTATTTCATAAGTTTTAATATTATTTATCTTTGACCTTTGTGCTTCAGTTAAGTGTGAATTGTCATCCTTGTGAGCATTGTAGGTCGCAAGTGGAACCCCACTTAACTCAGCCAAAGTAATTGTTACAGCACCTGTTTTACTGTTAACACTTTTAACTGGGCTTACATCAGGGATAATTGCTACTGGGAGTTTATTACCACTTCCAACTACTGGAATCTTCCCATCAGTAACACCAACATCATATTTTGATGCACCCTTTAATTGTAGTGCTGTAATCTTTTTATCAACTTCACCGGTTGATGGAAATGCGACATAGTCGTTTGCAGTAAGTGGATTACCAGCTGATGCAGTTTTATCTTGTTTTGCAATATATAGATGCTCACCAGTAAAATCTACTAACGGCTCACCAATCTTTACTGAACCAGTATTTCCAGTAAGTGGTCCTGTTCCAGCTGTTGTTCTTCTTTTAATTTGAATAATTGCCATTTTCTTTTCCTCCTAATATTTATAAATAATGACTCTTGAAATCTTATGACTTGAGTTACCACAACTAATTGTTAGTAGCCCACCGTTATATACAAAATTCATTGAGTAGTTTGTTCCACCAATTTGATATTGCACTCCACCAGTTGATCCAACTGTAATAAAAAGCATTGGACTAGCAAAAGTTACGTGGGTAGTTCCGTTTACCACAACTACTAAAAGTGCTCTATATAATTCACTAGAACTTGTACCACTAATTCGGTAAACACCAGATGATACTAATGTTGGAGTAATTACTCTTGGTTCTGTATCACTTCTTAATTGAGTCTTGTAGTCATTTAGTAATTGGTTATCTGTTAAAACATAATTTGGTTTGAAATTTAAATCAAGTGTTACTGATGTGGTTGTTTTAATATATCCACATAACGGTACTTCACAAATACCATCACTATCAATTATTGAATTAAAAGTGATATTAGGATAAGTACCTGAATTTTCTTTTAAGGATAAATTCACAGTATTATCAATTGTATTAACTGTAAGTATCACGTAACCATATTTATTTGAATCTGGTGATACAGCAATTTGTGTATTTGGTTCAACATAAATGATTCTTCCATATACGGAAATATAACCATCTTGGAATGTGACTATATTATTTGCCAGTGTATAACTGACACTATTTTTTAATCCCTTTAGGATTCCTAATTGACTCGACTGTAAGAAATGATAAAGATCAGCATCTGTTTTTGCTGATACACTTCCCCCATCAAATGTTATTTTTTTTAGACCCATAATATTTCCTCTCTTTTCTTAATACTCTCCACCATCTAAATCACTAAATCCACCCTTAGTTATTTGAATGTTTCCTATTTTTGAATTTACTGATTTAGATAGTATTTGGATCTTCTCTGTGAGTTTGATTCGATATTCTCCAAGTGTTACAAAACATGCCTTTAATGTGTTTGAAAAACTAAGAGCTGTCACAATCGAATCATAGATTTTATCCTTATATCTAAATTCGATAAAATCACCGATATTAAAGTTTTCAAAAACTCTGATGATAGTGTGGTTAGTCGGTATTGTAAATGTGATTTGGTGATTCGTTTTTGATACTGAAAGTTCACTTTCTGCTTTGGCTAAAAGATTACTATATTCATTATCACTATATTGTCTGACGGATCTTTCAACATCAGCGTATCTTAAGGGACTTGATTTATCAGTCGTTACCGTACCATCAGTTAATAAATAATAAATTACTGTACTTTTATAAGTGAGATTATCTTCCTTGGGATAAAAGATTACTTTGTTAATAATGCTTTCTGATGATTCGTTAACTATTAAATCCATTAAGGATAATTGTTCTGCTTTTAGTTTTAATCCACTTTCAACATTAACAATTCTTAAAACTATTCCTTTTATCAAACCATGTTCAATCTTGATTTCTTCTTTAACACTTACACCATATGATTTTGAAATCAGTTCAATCATTTCACTTATAGATAATAGTTTGTTACCATCAAAGGTAAGGTTTCCTAACTTACTTGTTTCTTTACTGACACTTAAATAGATAATATTTTCAAGTGCATCTTCATTTTGAATAAATGTATCTTTAATAATGTTTTCAAGATAAGATGCAATTTCTCCGTTATAAGAGATGGGTTTAATTTCTCTATTTAAGATTTCTTTAAATTCAAGTGTGCCAAGAACAATTCCGCCATCTTCATTTTCAATAGATTCTATAATGCCTAAATAATTAAAATCTTTGGCTTTTACAAATACAATATCTTTTGGCTTAGCGTTTATATTGATAGTCGATAATTTAAAGGTTGATTTTTGTGAGATTACTAAATCTAGTTTAATTTCAAAAGTATCTGTAAAGGGTATATGATCAATAATTTCAAACGTCTTCTTATCAAATATAATTAGTTCCATATGCTACCCCAAATAATACTCTTGAATGTAGAGCTTACAACTTGAAATACCACTGGTTCCTGGAATGAATTCAAACGTTAAATTACCAGTTTCTAACTTTAAAAAATTATCTTTACTAAAGTCTTGAAGATGGTAAATATCTAAATATTCACCGTTTACAATTTCACTAATATACTTTTCGTTTAATAAACTTGAGACTTTTATTTGGACATTTTCTTTTGTAATTATTAGTCTTAATTCACTAACTGTAATAGCACCTCTTGAAACTTTTAATGTTGGGTTATTTACTGATCCGTTAATTTCTACTAGCACTTCAGCTCTTAAATGACCACCAATATTTATATCAACAAAACCAAATGATGAATCGGCATAACTATAACTATAGGTGTAAGGATAAATTTTCCCACTACCAGTTGGGTTTGTAGTTATTTCAAAACTTCGTTTTTTGATCCAGTATGATTTCTTTCTAAAGATAATCTCGCTTTGTAATCCACCAACTTTAATCTCTGACTTAGACAAACTTACAATATCAACATGAGCATAAAATAAATCATGAGATTCATAGTAAAGTTTTAAGTCTTCTTTACCATTTGTTAAATATTTTAAGAAGTCGCTATACCCCTTATAACCATTTAGAAAAGTGATGATGCCATTTATCTCACTCATCTCAAAAGAATCACTTATTGTTTCATAATAGTTTTCATACTTTAAATACGAAAATGTGTTAATAAAGCCAAGTCCTGAAGTATCAGTAAGGATTGCTTTATTAAAATAATTAAAATGAAATTTCTCACCATATTTGTTTTCTAGAAAGAACTTTCTCATATATACGATCCTCCTAGTGCTTTGTTTAAAGCGTTGATATCGATAGTTGATGATGTTGTATTTACTGTTACGTTATTGGTTGTATAATTTGTGTTTGATGAATTAGAGTTATTTTGAAATAACTTACCTGTAAATAAATCACCAAAGAAATTACCAACTTTACCAAATACCTTGCCAACCTTTTCAAATACTTTTCCTATGTTTTCCATTATCCATTTCACTGCATTAATAATTTTGTCTAACACCCACATAATTGGTTCAAGTAATGTCATTAATAATTCTAAAGCAGGAGCTAGGATTGCTCCAATAACTTCTCCAACAATACTAAGTAGTGGTGCAAATATTTCTAATAACTCTTTAATAAAATCTAATTGGTCTATAAGTGGTGCAAGTAGCATTTCAATTAGTGGCATCAAAAGTTCCATCAAACCTGATACTGCTGTAATAATAACCATAATAAAATCAATGATTGGTGAAAGAATTGCTAGTACTATTTCTAAAACTGGCATTAATACTGCAAGTAATACATCTGCTAAAACAAGGACTATATCTGCTACTACTTGAAATAGTTTTGCGACTATTTCTAATACTTTATTTAGGGGCTTAATTACCGCTTCAATCAGTTTTAAAACAATATCAATGACAACACCTATGACACCAATTACAACTTCTAAAATCGCCTTTATTGGCTCAATTAATTTCACTAATGCTTTTAATACTTTAGATAAAACATCGCCAATTAAATTTACAATCATTTTGATTATTGGCATTAAGGATATAAAAATATCTGATACAAGTTTTATGATTTCAATTAGTGGTGGTATGATTTCATCCACTAAATCTAGGATGACATCTATCAATACTTCTAATATTTTTACAACAACATCAATGATTTCAATTAATGGATCTAAAATACTTTCAACCAGGGAAACAATAGCATCAATCACTACTTCTAAGACGCCCATAATTGCTTCTATAACTGGCATTAGTTTTGATAATAGACTTGTTATTAGTTCACTAATTGGAGTAATAATTCTTGTTAATGCATCAAACAGTTTTTTTAAAAGTTCTTGAAACTTTTCGTTTTTAAGGAGTAAAACAGCAAGTGCTGCAATTAGTCCTATGATTGCAATTTTGCCTAGAGATAAGCCACCCAAGATACTTCCTATTTTCATAGTACTTAACGCTGTCTTCAATTTCCCAAAGATTCCATGCAGCTTAAGTAGTGTGAGTATTACAGGTCCAAGTGCTGCTAAAACTCCACCTGCAATTGCAACTCCTTTTTTAATACCACTTGATAAATCACTCCACCAAGTAATTAGATTTCTAATTGCTGGTATCATTTTCTTTTGTAAAGCATCAACTATCTTATTCATTACTGGTAAAAGAGTAGTTGCAAACATCACGGATAAATTACTCAAAGATAGTTTTAACTTATCCATCGAATCATTAAAAGCACCAGCAATTTCTGCTTGTTCAGTTGTAACAATTCCTAATTCTTCGGCTTCCTTTTTTAAAGAATCAATTTCTTTAGATGTCGCTCCTAAAAGTTGTGCCATTTCAGAGCCAATCTTATCGCCAAATATTTCACTAGCAGTTGCACTTCTTAATGTTTCATCTTTTAGTTTTGATAATGAATTTCTTATTTTAGTGAATGCTTCATCTGGATTAAGACCAACTAAGTCTTTAGTTGATAGTCCAATCTTATTAAGTGCTGCTTCATACTTTTCGCCATTACCTGTCGCAATATCTCCTAGCATCGCATTAAGTTTTACAAAGGAATTTCTTAAGGTGCCTTCTTCAACGGCTAGTATCTTGGCTGCATAAGTCCATTTTTGGTAAGCCTCAACTGATAAATAAACTTTAGATGCATTATCAGCAATCTCATCAGCAGTGTTAGCACTTTTCACGCTTAAGGCCGTAAGGGCAGTAACTGCTCCCATAATAGGCGCAGTTACATATTTCGTTAAATTAGTTCCAACTTTTTTTAACTTCTCTAAATCAATAGAACTAAGAGATTTTATCTTCTTAGTCGTTTTATCTAGTTCGTTATTTAGTTTATTAAGGTCTGCTTCTGTATATTGAATACTTCTTTTTAATGCATTAAACTCAGCTTCAGAGATTGCTCCAATCTTAAGAGCTTCTTTCGCTTCTTCTAACTTTTTGTTTTGATTTTCTAACTTCTTTTTAGTGGTTTCTAAAATACCGTTAAGTTTATCCTGTTTATCTTTCCAGAGATTCACATTACTAGAATCATACTTAAGGGCATTATTAATTGCCTTTAAATCTTTTTGTTGGTCTTTTAGTTCATTATTAATTCCTTTAAGATTGTGATCAAGTTCGGTCGTATCTAGACCAAGTTTGATATTTAATCCCTTAATCGTTTCTGCCATGGTCTAGTACCCCCTTTCCTTAAAGTAAAAATGTATCGATGTCTTTTTGACTAGCGTATTTAGTGTTTTCCCCATTTTGAGTCTTTATCTCTAAATCAATAATTTCTGCATAGGTATCAATATCAAAGAACCTTGATTCACTTATTTGAATACCTAATTTAGCAAGGTTTAAAATAATTGATGCTGTAATGGGGATTTTATCTACTTTTTTATGTCGCTAGTTCCAACTTCGTTTACAGTTCCTAAAAGTTCTGCAATCGTATTTGAGATTAACTCTAAATCTTTTACATCGGATAAAACACTAAAGTCAAAGCCGTTTAAGAATTCATCATAACTTTCTTTCGTGTACGGTTTATGCAAGATATAAGTGATTCTAAAGATTACATCAATTACGGTTGATAACTGACTTAGGTCATTTTTTTTAGTAGCCAATTTATCTAGTACTGCAATATCAGAAAATAGTTCGCTACCAAAAGTGTTTTTATAACTAATAATGGTAAAAAGCGAACTTTTTAGTTTAAGTTCTTTATTTTGAATATGTAATGTTTTTTCCATAACCATTACCCATTAAAACTAGGAAGTTCTGGTTTTTCACTTAAGAATGTTGTGTAGTTTGCATCACCTAGATTTGCGACAACATGAGTAACTAAATAATTACCGACTTCAATTGGTCTTGCGACAATGTTTAAAGTAATTGAGTTAGCTTCAACTGATTCACCTTTAGTTTTAGTCGCTTCATTAATTGGTGATACTGAACATAAGTAAAACCAGACACGACGTGCTTTAGCATCGCCTTGAAATTCAAAACCAAGAGCAAATGTTTTTACTTCTGCATTGGTGATTTCAACTAGGTTTCCGTTTGCTAATTTTTTATAACCTAAGATGTTTTCCTTAAAATCATCACTAACTTCTGATAATTTAAGCGTGATGTTTCTACCTGAGTTTTGAATTAGAGTCGCAATTACACTATCATCAGCATAAATTGATTGTGATCCACCAATAACCTCAGTTGAAAGTTCTTGAGCAAATGGTAGACTTTGTGAATCATCAAATTCCCAAACTCCATTTTCATTTTGTGTCGCTATTGCGTAGTGAACATTTTTAAGTCCAAATGTTACTTTGTTTTGTGCCATTAGTTTATCCTCCTTTGGATATTATTTCTATTTTGTAAACTCTATTAATCGTATAGTCATCATTTCTGTAACTGCTAATCATAACTGGTATGATTTCAAGCTCATTGAAGTGGTCTTCAAATGCTTGAATTAAGGGGTCTTCTCCTAGTTTTGTTACCAAGGTGATTTGATACTCTACTTTATAAATTTGTGCCTTATTATCGGCAACAACTGGGTGCTTTGATATTTCTTGGTAAACAATGTATGGTATCTCATTAGAGTTAATTGTATTGTCATCAGTGTTTAAAGCATAAAAGACATTTTCACTGATTTTACTTAACTCATCATAAATGAAGTCGTTAGGTTGTTCCATTAGCAATAATCCTCTTTATATCTTTAAGCATCTTTGGTGAATACAAATCATATGATGGGCGAAGAAATGGACGCCCTGGGATATGTTTACCACCAGTATGTCTAAACCCTAGTTCAATGATATGGACAAGTTTACCTTTGGTATTAGATGAAATATAAATGATATTTCCAACTTTTGTTTTGACGAATGAGTCAGCAAGGTGCTTTGTACCACTATCGCTACGTGGAGCGTTTTTCTTAATATACTCTAGGATTTCATCAGCAGTTTCATCAATTCGTTTTTCAACCTGTTTCAAAACATCTTCGCTATATTTTTGCACCATAGTGTTAATGCTTTCTGCTACTTTATCCATGAATGAAGTCCTCATCTAAGAGTGGTGTACTTGCAAGATATAATTCTATATATTGGCCTAGGTCATAAGTTCTTTCGACCTTATAATAGTTACCACTTGCTTTTACAAACTTTTCTCCACTATAGATAAAAGAAACCACCAATACTTTTCTTGTGATATTTAATTTGGTTTGTATGCTAGTTTCAAATTCATTGGTAGTTAAGCTACGCTCAATTCCAATTACTTCTTTTTCGTTTAAAACCAGGTACTTATCTTTTTTCTTTTCAACTTTAATTAAACTAACTCTAATGTTAGCCATACTACTGCCCCCTTGAAATTGCTAGTTGGTTTAAGATGGTATAAAAACTTCCAGGAAGTTCTCTTACGCTACCATCTGTTTTAGATCCAAAAAATGTTTTGGTGTATATAAATATTAGTGTTAAGGCAATCTCTGATTCATCAATTACTTCTCTACTTACTCCTGTTGAGGAGATAAGTTCTTTGCATGAAGCAATTAGAATCTCAATCTCCCCATCAGCGTAATTCTCAGAATCAGGAATAAGTAGACTCCTTTTAACTTTCGTTAAGATAGAGTCACTCATAATTAATCACCATCAGTTACTGCTGTTGCCTTTTTAACACGGACAAAGCCTTGATAACCAACAACATTACCACCAACAAAGACTGATGCTTTATAGCAAATAATTCCTTGTTTAAACTTATAATCATTTGACTTAGCAATTTCTACTGGTGAGAATACTGCCACTTCATAATTTTTAAGTGATCCGTATGCAAGGGTGTATGCACCAACTGGTGTTTGTGTATTTGAAATAGCTGCACAATTTGAATTGATAATATAAGGAATGCCATCAATTGTATGGTTAACATAGTCAATTGAGTGAACCTTTCTACCTTCTTTTGTACGAAGTCCAGCAAATGCACGTAAGTCATTTTTATTTAAAATTAATACTGCACCGCCTTCAACATCTTCATTTCCACCATAAGCAAAAATGATTTCATCAAGTGTATCTTCAGTGATTTCACTAATTTCTAAATCATCTGCACTTGATAATGCGACTGCTTTATCTGAAAATAAACCAGTAAAGTTATTAGCTGTACCAGCACCCTTTAAGATTTCTAGGGATAACTTTTTCTTTAGGCTAGTTTTAATGTTTTTGATGACTTCTGCTTGATAATCAATACTTGGAAGTTTTTCTAATTCTTCAGTAATTTCTGTATAAGCAGTTAACTTACATTTGGTAATTGTTACATAACCAAACTCTGGTTCAACTTCGTTATAGTCTTCACCTTCTGCAGTGTATCCTGCAGTAGTTGATTCCTTAACAAATGTTTTCTTGTAAGTCTCACCACCAGTTAAGTTCACTAGGTTGATATTATCAACTAGGCTACTTACTTCACTAAACGGATAAGCATTAAGTTTGTTATCAACGTGTTCAGTTAAAAGAATTTCATCTTGAGAAACTTGAACGGCTCTTTTTTCTTTTAAGTCAACCCCACGTCTTTCTAAGACTTCTTCTTTAATTTCACCCTTTTGTTCAAAGTTAACATTGCTTGGTACAAACTTACTTGCAAGTAATAACTTCTTATCAATTACATTGCGTTCTTTTAAAAGTGTATCTAGTTCAGCTTCTAATGCTTCTAGTGCTTCTAATTCAGCTTCTTCTGATTCACGTTTAATAACGGCAATTCGTGCTTCAATTTCTTTTTTTCTAACATTTAAATTCATATTAAATTTCTCCTTTGATTTTTATTTTTTTTCTTATGATTTCTTTATCTCGGTCTCGCTTTAAGTCATCCAACTTCTTAATTTCGCTATCCAGCATCTCTAAGCTTCTAGCATAGACACTTGTCCCTTCATAAGCAGGAACATCAACTATTGATACATCATATAAACGGTCGATCTCTTTAACAATTCTTAGTGGCACTTTACCAGTTCTATCCCAGGACTGGCTCTTTACTGTAAAAGCAAAACTCATCTTATCCAAGAGTCCACCTTGAACCATTTTGTAGATATCTCTATTTGATTGTGTATCAATTAACTGTGCTTTAATTTTTAAACCTACATCATCAATTTCTAAAACCAGTGACTTATTTCTAGTTCTAGCAAGAACTAAAAAATTGTCTTGATGATTATATTTAAGTGGAACATCTTTCATTATGGAATTAGTAAGTGCATCTTTATCGATTACTTCACGAAATCCATGTTCTTCACTACCAATTAATGTTTCTTCATTAAACTTGATTGCATATCCTTCTATTAGCATTTCATTTTCATCTACCGCTTTTATTTCTAATAATCTAATTTCTTTATTCATCTTCATTTTCCTTTCCGATTTGATATAAATCAGCCTTATCTAAACTCACATAATTTAGACTTTGTATTCTCTTATTACCATCTTTAATTGGTGGATAACCTAAAACTCCACGTGATTCATTAATTGAAAATATTCCTAAACCCATTAATTTTTCAATGGCCGTAATCTTACTTTGCCATGATGCATAATTTAATCTTTCACCGTAAAACATTATCTCTTCTCCACCTAGAAGTTCACTTCTTGTAAGTAGTGCTTTACTAAAGGCATTGGATAAAAAGATTGTTAGTGGTTCAAGCGTGTTTTCATAAAATGCGTTATATTCGTTTTCATCGTATTTTGAATTTAGAATCGCTTCACTTACTCCAAAATAATTTAGAATCTTTCCTTGAACAAAGTTTAAGGTTTCCATATCAATTAGTTTAGGGTCACTTGAAAGTGGGATATATTCACTCTTTAAATCAATTGGCACAATACTTGATCCACTTTGTTTATTTACCCTTAAGGCTTCATCAAAGATTTCTTTTTGTCTATCTTTATCCTTTTCTGATAACATCGCATTCATCTTTAATAATCCTTTAATTTGAAAACTACTACGAAGGGCATTTTCTAATCCATCTATTAAACTCTCATTAGTTTGAATGTTTTTTAGTAGTTGCTTATGATTTGATATAGCTGCATCGCCACCAAAAAGTTCATGTTTTTTATAAAGTCTTTTTAAGTGAATTAATGATTCATAAGGTAGGGTGTAATTTGTGCCATCACCAAAGTTCATTTCCAAAAACAATGAATCATTTAAATCCTGCTTGATTTCAACCTTTACTGGATTAAGTGGATATAGCCCTTCTAATTTGTTTTCCTTATCATAAGATAAATAGATAAAACAGTTGTTGTTAAGAAGTAATAAACTAATTACTTTATAGATGAATTCCGATGTTGTCATATATTCATTTGGACTATGATTTAATCTAAAGTTGATTTCATCATCTAGAATTTCTACTGTGCCACTATCATCATGTTTAATATGTTTTGGTTTAAGTTTTGAAATATGTGTCGCAATTCTATCAATACAAATTTCTGCTAAATCACTATCTTCAATCCTTTGTGCGTTTGCACCTGTGAAGGTGATGTTAGATGAAAACAAATTAAAGTGGGATACTTCTTTTTTAGTTTTTTTACTTTTAAATATATCAAAGATTTTCATCGCATCATCCCTTCGTATTCTTGTTTATATCTGTTTAGTACGGCATAGGCAATAATAAGTGCAACCGCTCCATCAATCCGTTTAAACTTACTCCCTAACTTCGATGGTTGGATATTTCCGTTAATATCTACCTTTGCTTGAGTATTAGCCAGATTCCATTTCATCATTGGGTTATTGTTATAATTAACTAACTTATTCTTAAGGTCGGCTTCTAATTGTTTCATAGGTTCTGATAATGAAAAGATTCCTTGTCTAACTTTCTCTAAAGTAAAGCCAGCCTCTTCCATTTCCTTTACCCAATAAAGTGAGTTCCATGGGTCATAACCAATCCATAGTGGGCGAATACCATGTTCTCTGATCATCTTAATAAACCAACTAGTTACTAGTGAAAAATCATTTTGACTACCAGGTGTTAAAGTAATTAATCCTTTTGATAACCAAATATCGTAAGGTGCATTATCTTCTTCTTTTCTTTTTTCTAAAACATCAGCTGGCATAAAATATTGACTAAGAACATACTTTTTACCACCCTTAACAATTAAAAGGATTGCGACTGTTAAGTCAGTTGTGTTTGATAAGTCAACTCCACCTATTGCATATGAATCTTTTACTTCACTCATCTTATAAGTATCTAGGTTGTTTAAATCACTAAATTCTAGCCATGCACCCTGATCAGTTTGTTTGATATTAAAATCCTTGCATAGCATCGTTACTTTCATCGCATGGTCGTTTTTTGATTTATTCATCATGTCTTCTAAGTAACTTTCTAACTTAACTGTTCCTAAACTAGGATTTGATTTTTGCCATGTTCTTTTATCTTGGTAAATCTCTTCAACTGAATCTTGTGTATATAACCAAGGCAAAATATGTTCATCGTTTATCTCACCCTTAATTAGTTTTCTAACATAAGATAATTTGTTATCTAAAAACCCTTGGGTTACAACTCCTTCTGTAGTAATAATAAAGATTAGCGGTTCAAGTTTAGTTGACTGACTTTGCTTGATAGCATCATATACTTTTGAGTCAGTCATTTCATGCACTTCATCGATACAACCAACTTCAATATTAAAACCATCTTTATTTCTACTTTGAGCTGATAGTTTTTTTATCTTATTCTTTGTTTTAGGTGAATAGATATAAAAGATATTTTTCCTTGAGTATTTCTCACTTCTTAAAGTCTTGGAACCTTCACGCATATTGTTTATTTCTTCAAACAATATTGATGCTTGATCATTAGTATTTGATGCACAAACAATATCTGTTCCACCACTTGATAAAAAGAATTCTGCTAAATCTATTCCAGCAATGAATGTTGTTTTACCATTTTTTCTTGCTACAAGTAACACCACTTCATTAAATCTTCTAAGTCCTGTGTTTTTATACTTAAAGCCATAGGCAGTTTGCAGAAGAGCTTTTTCCCAAAGTTCAAGGATAAATGGTTGACCATTAAAAGGCGACTTGGTATGTTTACAAAATGTTTCGATAAATCTTATTCTTGCAAGTCCTGGTTTTGGGTCAAAGATGAATTTGGGATTATTTAATTCTAATATCAAAAAATCTAGTTGGGCTTTTAATTCTTTTCCAACCATAATGTTTCCTTTATTAATTTCTTGATAGTACTCAATTAAATAATTTTCACTCATCTACCCTTATAACTCCTTTAAAAACCTTTCTAATTCATCGTTTGAATCATCATCTCTTTTACCCATTATCGAATGGATATTTTTCATAATAGATGTAAAAGTCATGACTGTTCGGTTATAGTGTTTACTTGCTTCTGTCTGTTTTTGTTTGCCGTTTTTGTTAATTTGAATCGCACCATATGTTTCTATTTGTTCTTTTAGAATATCTAGTTCAACGACTAAAAAAGAAGCTTGTTTGGCAAGTTCACTTACCAAACATTTTTTACTTTCTTCTAACTTCTCAATTCCTAATGATGCATGGAGTTGATTATATGCATCTGCAACACATTTAATCTTCATTATCTTCTTCCTCTTGTTCTTCAAATATTTTTTCTGGACATACAAGAACATCGCCAACAAGGGTTATACCAGAGTAATTTCTAAATACGTTATTTACTTCTAAATCAAGTATTAATCCCTCTTCATTACAAACAATGTAGTGTTCGTGAATTCTTTTGGGATATAGCTCAATTAAGCCCCCTACAAGCCCTTGTAGTTCTTTTAGGGTGAAGTATTTGTCTTTAGGTTTAACTGCCCTTACAGTTCCATCTGTGCCAAATACTAGGGCATATGTTGGATCTTTAGTTACTTGGTAAATTCTTAAAGGAACTACTAACCTTTCGTTACATTCATCGCAACATCTCTCACCCTTAAACGGTGCTGGGTTGTTGCCAAATTCTTCAAACTTTTTACCACAGATATCGCATACTTTTATTTCACTCATCTTACTTCACCATGCTTTCTGCCAATTCTTGTTTCATATTCAAATTGTTCTTTACTTACTTCCATATAGGTAAGTTCAATTATTGCTTTGTCACCTTTTGTTAGTGTTTCATTTATCTCTTTTAATACTTTGCTAATATCATCAAATGAACTTGCTTTGCCACTATAGGTCTCGGTGTTATTTTCTTTAATAACTTTTATCGTGTAATTTAGCGCCATAGTTAAACTCCTAGTGGATAGTAATTAGTTGGGAAGTAGTTATCTCTAATTTGATACTTTTCTACATCAGTTACTCCATACTCTTTTAGTTGTTCTAATGTTGAATCAGAGTTTATTTCATTTCTAACTACTTTGATGTCTTCTGAAAATCCTAAGTCGATTATTCTTCCATCTTTTGCGTGTGCGACTAATACATAAATTCTTGTTGGTTTCATTGTTTTCTCCTTAACTTCCGAAGTGGATGATTCCACTTTCTAATTGTTCTCCATCGTGTAACATCTCGATGATTCTAGTGATTGTTCTATAATCTCCGTAAGCATCTCCGTCTAGGAAATCCCACCAGTTTGAACGCAGTACTTCTCTTTTTGTAATTTCACCAACTGAACCTAATTTGCTTGAGTAGGTATCTTCTTTATAAATCTTAGCTTCTTTGTTGAATGCATCTTTTAGTCTTAACCATAGTTCATGTGCTTTTGCGTATTCTTTGTTGGTTGCACCCAGGGTTTCTTCTAATGAAGTTTCGCCCCATCCTCTAAAGTAAATCTTGGTGTCTTTGTTCTTGATGATTTCATCAACTGTGTTCCAGTTGTATTCATATGTTTTCATGTCTTTCACCTTTCTTTATATACCTTTGGTATATAACCCTTTCAAACAAACAATACCGCAATAAACTTTAAAGTCTACTAATTAATGAAAGAAAGATTAACAATCGTTACCAATCTTGATAAAGATATTGTACCGCCTTGTTTATAGTTCTATGGGTTGTCTCAGAGCATACAAATTTACTTTTTTTAGCACTTTTTATTTTTGCGGTATAGGGGGTGCAAAAATAACTTTTTAGACAACAAAAAAGACCCACCTTTTTGGCGGATCTTGTAAAGTTTTGGGTCGTTTAGAAATTCACTTTTTCAAAAAAATTGCCCCACGTATTTTAGAGGTGGGGCGTTCGGTGTGGATTGTAAAATTAATTGCTGCTGAGTGGGGGGGTTATTTTATCAATCCTTTTTTATCTGCTACTTCCACAACTTTCTTTACGGCTTTATCGGTTCCTATTTTCACTAGAGACTGATTGTTAGTAACTGTCCCTAAAGCTACCAATCCAATTCCAGCAATTCCTGCCAGTATTCCTAAACCAACTTTTATGTTTTGATTATTTTTATCTGACAATAATTTTACTTTTTGATTAATAAATTCTTTGTTCTCAGTGTCTTTTCTATCTGACATTTCTATTACATAAATAGCCCGTTCTACAAAGTATTTTGATTCTTCAAAAGTTATATTTGGTCTTTTTTGACATTCTCTCAAGATATCTAGAACAATTTCATATTGATTATTTAGAGATTTCATATTTTCTTCATTAATTTCTAAAGATTTATTTGCTATTTCTTTTTCTGCTTTTAAGCCTTCTTCCAATAAACTAAAAAAACTAGGTACTTGCTGTAAAATTGTTTCAAAAATCATTTCAGATATTTTTGGGAAAAGTGTTGCAACCTGTAGAGCTTTATATTTATCAATATCTTCTAAACTAGTAATTTCCAGTGTCTTTTGTAATTCTTGCAAATCAGTTATTTCCATTTTCTTCACCCTTTTTCTTTTGCCTTATTATATCAAAAAAGACCCTATATTTCTATAAGGTCTCCGTCATTATCAAACATATATTCATCTTTTTTACCATGTGTTTCTTTGTTATGACACCTTCTACATAAACATTCAAGATTATCTAGATTTAGTGATACTTCATAATCATTAACATTATGTTCAGTTAATGTTATTTTATGATGTACATCTTCAGCAACTCCATCACATCTGTTACACCTGTAGTTTTCTTGTTGCATTTTATACTTGCGTTGTTTTTGCCACGTTGCCGAAGAATAGAATTCTTTAATAGTCATTTGCTAACTTTTTAAGAATATCAACTTTATCGAGTCTTTCCCAAGGCAGTGTTTCAATTAAAACGCCTACATGACCATATGCTGATAGTTTGTATAAATCAATATAATTAATTTCTTCAATTATTCTTTTTGGTTCAAAGTTAAATACTTGATGGATGATTTCAAGTAAACTATCTTCACCAATTGCCCCTGTTCCATAGGTATGAATTGATACACTTATTGGTTCTTTAATACCTATTGCATATGCAATCCCTATTTCACACTTATCTGCTAAGTTAGCTGCGACAATATTCTTTGCGATGTACCTTGCGTAGTAACTAGCACTTCTGTCAACCTTAGAAAAATCTTTACCACTCCAAGCACCACCACCATGTAGTGCGAGTCCACCATAACTATCACATTGTAGTTTACGGCCAGTTAGTCCTGAGTCAACATAGGATCCACCTTTAACAAACTCACCAGTTGGATTAATTAATATTTTAGTTTCACTATTAATTAGTTCACTTGGAATAGTTTCTTTGATTGCTTTTAAAATAAGTACTTCATAGATTTCTCTTTTGATTCCTGGTTTTGATTGTAGTGACACAACAACAGCTGTAATTGCTACTGGTTTATCCTTATCATACTTAACTGATACTTGACATTTACCATCTTTACCAAAGAGTGTTGTTTCTTTAGTGTTCAATTCATCAAGTTTTACTGCAAGTTTTCTTGATAATATAATTGGTAGTGGCATGAACTCTTCAGTACCACTTTCAGCATAACCATACATGATTCCTTGATCCCCTGCACCACCAATATCTACACCTAATGCAATATCACTTGATTGAACACTTATCTTTTCTAGGATTTCAAATTCATCACTATTAAGTCCAATATCCTCTAAACAGTTTCTTGCAAGTTCTTTATAGTTAACAACCGCTTTAGTTGATACTTCTCCAGCAATAACTAATAGTTCATCTTTAATTAAGCATTCTATCCCTGCTCTTGTATCTTTATCTTGTTTCAGTAGTTCAGTTAGAATGTAATCTGCAACACCATCACAGATTTTATCAGGATGTCCTTTAAGGACTGATTCACTTGTTTTTATCATGTTTATATTTCTCCTTGGTTATAGAACTCTATATTTGCCAACGGCTCTTTAATGCCGTTTCTAATTAAGTAACAATCTTCATTACTACCTTTAAAGTTAATATATCTTTTAACAATAACATCTACGTAGTTTTCATCTAGTTCATTAAGGAATGCATTTCGCTTTAATTCTTCACAAGCAATCAAGGTTGAGCCACTGCCACCGAATGGATCTAATACATTTTCATTTACTCTAGATGAATATTTTAATAAATCTCCTAAAAGTGAGATTGGTTTCATTGTTGGATGTAAATCATTCTTGGTTGGTTTATCATGATTTAGAACACTATTTACTAATGAATAGATATCTTCTAGCCTTTGGATGAGTTCTTCTTTCTTCATTGATTTGAAATCAAGGCTTGGTGCATCAATTACAGTTGTTAGTTTTCTATCATCAACAAAGTAATGAGCTTTACCTTCTTTCCATCCATAATAGATACATTCATGGCGCCACTGGAAGTCTTGTCTACCAAGGACTAATGTATTCTTATTCCAAATGAGTTGTTGTCTTGGTTTTAAGTTATTTATTTGTAGTGCTCTGTCAAATTCAACTAATGAACTCGAGCCATGACATACATAATACGAGCCCCCTTCTTTTAAGACTTCACGCATATTCTTAAAGACTTTAACTAAGAATGCTAAAAAGTCATCAGATGACATATTATCATTCTTAATTCTTCTGTTATCAAATTGTTCATTACCATCGCCTTTGGCACCAACATCGACATTATATGGTGGATCTGTTAATACCAAATCTATTTGATTATCATTAACTAATCTTTTAATATCTTCATCTTTAGTTGAGTCACCACATTGCAATCTATGGTTACCTAATATGTATATGTCACCAATTTGTGAGAAAGGAATTTCTGTAATATGTTCGTTTGGGTCAAAGTCATCTTCATAAACTTCTTCAACATAGTCACTTTCTTCAAAGCCAAAAAGGGACATATCAAGTCCATCAATATTTTCTAGTTCTAACTTCAACTTTTCAATATCCCATGTAGCAATCTCACCAACTTTATTATCGGCAAGTCTAAATGCTTTAACTTGATCAGGTGTTAAGTCGCTTGCAATAATACATGGTACTTCTGTTAAATCTAGTAAGATGGCTGCTTTTAATCTTGTATGTCCAGCAATAATTATGTTTTGGTTATCTATAATAATTGGCACTTTGAATCCAAATTCTTTAATTGAATTAGCAACTGCTTCTACAGCTTGAGTATTATCTCTAGGATTATTTTCATACTCTTCGAGTTCACTTATTCTTTTGTTTATTATTTGCATCGATTTCTCCTATTTCTAAACGTTCCCAATCATTTTCATTTTTCTTATCAATTACTTTTTGTTCAGATAGTTCAAGTTCATATTTCTTTTCACTATATTCTTTACCAAAGTTCACAATAAGTAAGTATCTGGCAACACTCATATCGCCAATGATTGTCCTGGTTTGCTTAATAATTTTCTTCTTGGTTCCAGTTGGTGTTTGTTCAATGATTTGGTCTTCATTTGTAATAGTAAACCCCATTGCACGTTCAAACATCTTTTCTAGTAATGATCTCTTAAGTAAGTTTCTACCATCTTCGTATGCTTTATCTACGTCTTTATATTTCTTTCTAAGTGCATACAGCGAGTTTTCAGCCATACCAAGTTCAGATGCAATCACACCCATGCCACATGAACGACCAGCTAGTTCTTTAATAAGTTTTAGTTTGGATTCCAAGGTACAATCAGTCTTCCATTTTTGATAATTATCCTTTCTCATCATCAGTCCTCGTTTCTAAAGACTATAGAGGAACTACGACTATTTCTCGCACTGCTTATGCAGTAGGTTCATTACCAGCTCACATGGATTTTACCGCTTATAATAATTTATATAGGTTGGCTCAGAGCATACAAAAGCAAAAAGAACCAATCCTAAGATCAGTTCTATCTTCTTACCAATTAAAGATTATTAAAGACTTGCATAATCTAAGTTATTAAGTTTAAATACAAACAAGCCAAGGAGGTTACCCTTATGAATGAATTTTATCCAGATTTTAAACTTATGAGAAACTATCATAATAGAAACCTATCAAAAAGAGCATTTATTGAAAGTGGCACGACTTACGGCAGATGGAATGAAACCTTATATCAAGTTCAATTTTATGAAAATAATATATTGATTGATTCATTTGTAGTAAATGAAAAAGCACTAGCGATTGCTAATGCTCGTGAATTTGTAAAACGTAAAACTACTTATCGAATATGTTCGTTATCTTAACATTAACCATCCATTTTGGGTGGTTTTTCTTTTTACTCGTATTTACCGAATAAAGTATAGTGTTTACTCATGTGGGTATATTATTTACTCAACGATGACTTCATAAACGCTACTTATTGAATTGATTATTTTTTTATGAACTGACACTTAATTAATACTTGCATCCAAAAACGGTAGTATCTCAGAAACTATGAAACAATACCAAACCCATTGGCAATACTAACCTCAAAATTGTTGGTACTATAATCATATTGATTATGATCGATTGTATAAGTATAAAGACCCTCTTGTTCTTGATGCATTTCTGGAAAAATATCTTGATTAAAGATAATTTGATTGTGTTTATCTTTAATAATAAGTGTCACACTCACAACATCAAATGCTGCAATATTCAGTGGATTTGATGTAACTACTTTTACATAAATTGATTGATCAACTTTATAAATATCAGCCTTAGCATAATTTTTTGTTGTTAAAGCAGTCATATCAATAGTTTTTATATCATAACGTCTAGCAACAGTTTGGGTTGTTTCAATTAAACTAACCTCATATGTTTGATTATATAAAAGTTCTAACATCACTGTTTGTTTTGTATCGTTATTTAGCTCTATTTTATTAATATCTTCACGGTTCTCTTTATTAATAACTTCTAAAGCATATGTATTACCTAGATTTAACTCGCGTAGTTTAAAAGTTAAACTGATCTCAATTGTCTTTTCATCCAAGTTAGCATCTATCATTTGATATGATACGTCATAGATGTTTTTCTGACCTTCAATATAGTTTTCGAGTTCATCTTCTAGTGAACCGACTTTGCCCTGCAGCCAAGTAATTTTTTGTTCAATCTGTGATAATTGTCCTGACAGATTTTTAACGTCTTGCTTTAAATCACCGATATTTATCACCATTAATAACATCATCACGAAAGCTGCCACAACTAAAAAGATGTTAATGTATTTACCTTTATCAAGCAAAACGTTGCGCTTACCTGTTTTTAAAACATTGTTCGCATTTCTATTATAAATAACGGTATACACAATAATAAAAACAATGATGATACTTATAATGACACTTAACAAAATATATGTTACTAGCATACTATTCTCCTTTTCTAAAAACCAATAAATTCTTTGAACTTTTCTTGATAATTTCTACTTACTTCAACAACTTTTTGATCAGATAATATGAGTTTAATTCGTGCGTTAAATAATGGTTTAATCTTAAGTATCTGTGATTTGTTAACCACTTGAGACTTATTAATACGAATAAAGCCAAATTCCTCATACCCTAATTCAATTTCATACAAGCGCTGTTTAATCTGGTAGGTATCATTCTTGGTATAAAGACTTATTTCTCTACCAAAACTTTCAATCATTATCACTTCTTCATACATAATTACTTTGATATGACCCTCTTTTTTACCAATAAAATGATCAGGTTTGTAATCCGATTCTCTAAATTCAAGTAATGCATCATCATCTATGATAAATCCATCTTTTTCTAATATAGATTTGTATTCCATGTACTTTTCTTTTCTACATATGATTTTTATCTTCATAGTTTCACCTACTGATTTTATTTTATCTTAGTTTCATAAATTATCAAGTTTTTGGTCATAACTCGCATTTTTCATGTCATGAAATTTACTTTTTAAAAAAAGAACAAATCAATTAAGGCTTGTTCTTATAAATAGTATCTTATTACACTCATTATTCTAGTATTGTCGTTCATTATTTTACAGTCTATTTTTACTATATTTTAACTGTCTAGTAAATGACGGGATATTAAAACCAATCGGAAAAGAGTACATCTTTCAAGAACTGGTAAATCCTATTCACAATCGTAAGGATAATCAAGTCACGGTATCGCTGACAGTGGAGTATATCGACCAGCAGACCA